AAGCATTAGTGTTTATCCAACACCAGATTCAACTAATGCATCTAAAGATATGCATTTTTATTATATTAAAAGAATACAAGATGCAGGTGATTATACGAATGCAACAGATGTTCCATTTAGATTTGTGCCTTGTATGGTTGCAGGATTAGCTTTTTATCTTGCACAAAAATTTCAACCACAATTAGTTCAACAAATGAAATTATATTACGAAGATGAACTAGCTAGAGCATTAGCAGAAGATGGATCAGCTTCTAGCACTTATATTACACCTAAAGCTTATTACCCAGGAACATAATGTCAAAATATGCATCAGGAAAAAAAGCAATAGCAATTTCAGATAGATCGGGAATGCAATTTCCATACACAGAAATGGTTAGAGAATGGAATGGTGCATTGGTGCATGTTTCAGAATTTGAACCTAAACAACCACAATTAGAACCAAAACCTATTTCAGCAGACGGTGTTGCATTAAGAAATGTTAGATCAGGAAGAACAGAACCACCTGTTGCAATGCTTTTACCAAATAATCCTTTTACAATGACAAATGGAAGTTCTACTTTAACAGTAAGTTTACTTAATCACAAATTAGAAGTTGGAGATTTTGTTTTATTTTATAATCCAGCTAGCACTGACGCTACTCAAAGTTTTGGTTTAGGAAGTAATCTTTTTCCAATATTTGCAATATCAGATGCAATAACGGCCTCAGCAACAACAGGGACATTTGATGCTAATACTAATTTTCCTGCAACAGGTTTTTATTTTATACAAAGCGCAACTTCACCAAGTTCAACAAATCCAGATTATGTTCCTGTTATTCAAAGAGAAGTTATAAAATATACAGGAAAATCTGGAGGACAAACTTTGACAGGATTGTCAAGAGGAACTAATGCACCTTTCAGAGGTACAACACCAGAAAGCACAACAGCAACCGCACACACTGCTAGTTTAGTTTTTCCAGGATTAGAAATACAATCTGTAACAACTAGAACTGAAAATACCGGAGCTATGCCAACTACAAAAACTGTTAATACAGGGTTTACTGTAACCTTGCCTTATAATGCTGTAGGTAATATAGTAGGTGGTGGAGAAAATATATATGTTAGTCCAATGTTAAGGGGGATAGTATAAAATGATTAAAAAAATTAAAAATTTTATTTGTAAATTATTAGGTATTAAACAATGTGCGTGTCCAGAAGATATGGATCCGCATGAAGAATTAATGTTACATGTGCCAAAACCAGAAATTCCAATTCACAAAGAAAAACCTACACATTGTCCAAGGCATCTATATTTTA